TTAACTTTAATCTGGCCGCCTTATTGGAATTTTACACACAGAGGAATTGTGAGTAACACGAATGAAAAATTTATAATAACTGGTTGGTATAGTTTGAAAAAATAATGAGGGGTACATATCTATGAATTGTTGGGCATGTAACACAGAATTAATTTGGGGTGGAGATCACGATGTAGAGACTATGGACTCTGAAGAGCACTCATTACTGACTAACTTATCTTGTCCTAACTGTGAAGCTCTTGTATTAGTTTATCACGAGAAGAGAGATGAAAATGAAACAAAACACTAAAAAGCCAAGTAAAAAGATTGGTAGACCTAAATTTGTAGTTACAAAAGATATGTGTGAGAGAGCAGAAGCCTATGCATCTCAAGGACTTACATCGGAACAGATAGCTCTAGCTCTAGGAATAGGACAGTCAACTTTGTATGATAAACAGAATGAGTTTAAAGAGTTTGCAGAGGCTATAAAAAGAGGTAAGGGCAGAGGAATACAAAGAGTAACTAATAAGCTATATGAGAAAGCGTTAGAAGGCGATAATACTGCAATGATATTTTATTTGAAGAACAGAGCAGGTTGGCAAGATAAGATAGAGAAAGAAACTATTATAGAGCAGAAGCAAGTTATAGATTTAACTAGGATAAGCAATAATGAACTTAGCAAACTTAAATCAATCCTTACCTCAGTTACTACAGAAGGTGGAAGCAGAGGAAATGAAGAGATCATTGAAGGAGTTCACGAAAAACTCTTGGGAAGCGATTGAACCAGGTCGAGACTTCTACGACAATTGGCACATTGATGCAGTATCAGAACATCTACAAGCAGTAGTAGAAGGCGATATAAAAAGACTTATAATAAATATACCACCAAGACATATGAAGTCTATAAGCGTTGCAGTAGCTCTACCAGCTTGGACTTGGACAATACAACCAGAGAAAAGGTTTCTATTTGCTAGTTATGCAGGCTCATTATCCATAAGAGATAGTGTTAAGTGCAGAAGACTAATAGATAGTCAGTGGTATAAAAAATATTTTGGAGATACATTTTCACTAACGTCAGATCAAAATCAAAAGCAAAGATTTGAGAATAATAAGACTGGGCAGAGAATAGCAACCTCAGTAGATGGAGCACTAACTGGAGAAGGTGGAGACATAATTGTTATTGATGACCCACATAACGTAAGAGAAGCTGAATCATCCACAGTTAGAGAAGGCGTTCTAGAGTGGTGGGATCAAGCTATGCAGACTAGATTGAATGACCCAAAGACTGGTGCTTTTATAATTATTATGCAAAGAGTACATGAGAATGATTTGACTGGTCATATACTAGCTAACGAATATAACGATTGGGATCACTTATGTTTGCCTGCAAGATATGAAATAGGTCATCCAACGCCAACTAAATCATCATTGCATTTTGTAGACCCAAGATCAAAAGAAGGTGAGTTGTTGTGGGAAAAGCGTATAGATGATGCAACCTTATCAACTCTAGAGAAAAGTCTAGGCTCATATGCAAGTGCTGGACAACTACAACAGAGACCTATGCCAAAGGGTGGTGGTATACTCAAAGCAGAATGGTGGGTTCCCTGGGAAAAAGATGAGCTACCAGACATTGAGTATTTAGTACAAAGTTACGATACTGCCTTCTCTACAAAAGAATCAAGCAGTTATAGTGCTAGAACTACATGGGGTATTTTTAGAATGAATGGACAAGTCAATGCTATCGTAGTAGAGATGTGGTATGATAGAGTTACTTATCCAGAGTTAAGGAAACTCGCACAAGAGGCATATGATGACTGGCAGCCTGACACAGTATTGATAGAGAAGAAGGCTAGTGGTCAAAGTTTGTTACAAGATTTAAGGATGGGTGGGATACCAGTGTTAGCTTATTCACCAGATAGAGACAAGATTGCTAGAGCACATAGTAGTTCTGCATTACTAGAAGATGGTAGGATATTTTATCCACATGATAAAAAATGGGCAAAAAACCTAATTGATATATGTTCAGCCTTTCCTGCGGGTGATAATGATGATATAGTTGACACTTGTACACAGGCTTGGTTAAGATTGAGAAAAGGTTGGTTTATAACTCATTCTACAGATTATGACGAAGATGACAGTACAGAAGAGAAAAGGATGACAATATATGGCTAGAGAACCACAAGTAATTCCCTTTGCAGAGACAATGCCTTCAGATGAATTTCAAGTTGAAAAAATAAATGACGATGAAGTTCTTATAGGCGATCCAAGTTTAGATGAAATAGAAGTCAAAGATACTGGCTTCGATGAGAACTTAGCAGAAGAGATTGATGCCAAAGAGTTAAATGGTGTAGCTAGTGAGCTTATTAGTTGTTATGAGTCAGACAAAGAAGCTAGATCAGAGTGGGAATTTAGATACAAGCAAGGTCTAGAGACACTCGATGCACAAGGTGGACAAGACGAAGAGGAGAACCAAAGAGCTTCTAGAGGACTTAGTACAGTTGTTCATCCTATGATAGCAGAAGCGGCTACACAGTTTAATGCTAGAGCAATCGCAGAATTATACCCATCTGGAGGTCCCGTTAAGACTGTAATAGTTGGTGATCCTAATGAAGAGATGGAAGAGCAAGCCAAGCGTGTAAAAGATTACATGAACTATCAAATCACTCAAGAGATGCCAGAATACTTTCCAGACCTTGATCAGATGTTATTTCAGTTACCATTAATTGGACATACATTTAAAAAAGTTTGGTGGGATGCTAACTTAGATAGACAATGTTCTCAGTTTGTGAAGGCAGAAGATTTCGTAGTATCGCCAGAGAGTAAAGATTTATACACATCTACAAGATACACTCATGTCATAAGAATGCCTAGAAACGACTTTAACAAATATGTTCAAGCTGGCTTTTACTTACCAAGCAAATATTCTTCAGAGGATATTGACCCAAGTGGAGATATTGGAAGTGAGATAGAAGGCGTAGACCCTTATAACAGTGAATCTAAAGATGAGGTGATGACATTATTAGAAATGCATTGCTATCAGAGCTTTGATGGAATTGATGAGGACAATGAGCAAGACGAAGATAATATGGTGCATTTGCCTTATGTGGTTACAATTGACTACGACTCAGAAAAGATTGTTGCAGTAAGACGTAATTGGGAAGAAGCAGACGAAAGAAAAAAAAGAAGAGATTGGTTCGTAAGTTATAAGTTCTTACCAGGAACTGGATTTTATGGTTTTGGTTTATATCATATGATTGGTGGATTAGGTAAAGCGGCTACTGGATCACTTAGAGCATTATTGGATAGTGCGGCTTTTGCAAATATGCAAGGTGGCTTTAAGCTAAAAGGCAGAGTTACTGGTGGTGAGATGCAAATCAACCCAGGAGAATTTGCTGATCTTGATGCTACTGTAGACGATGTAAACAAAGCTATTATGCCACTACCATTTAAAGAGCCATCACAGACCTTGTTCAATCTTATGAACGCTATCACAGATATTGGTAGACGATTTGCGAATACTGCAGACCTTAACGTAGGTGATGTGAACCCAAACGCTCCCGTTGGAAGTACAGTCGCACTGATTGAGCAAGGCAGTAAATCATTTAGTGCTATACACAAAAGGCTACATTATTCACAAGGACAAGAGTTTAAGCTATTAGCTAAGTTAAATGCAGAATATTTACCAGAAGAATTTAAGTTTGCACAAAGTGGTGTAGATACAATTATTTATGCAAAAGACTTTAATGATAGAATAGATATTATTCCAGTCAGTGATCCTAATATATTCAGTACTGCACAGAGAATTGCACAAGCACAAGCAGTTCTTCAAATGTCTCAATCAGCACCACAATTGCATGATCAGTATGAGGCGTACAAAAGAATGTACGAAGCAATAAGGATTAACAACATAGATGAAGTACTAAAGAAGCCAGAAGAAGCATCTAAACTTGATCCTATTACTGAAAATATGTCATTGATGTATGGTAAGCCTATAAGAGCATTTCCAGAACAAGATCACGAAAGCCATATTGCAGTTCATATGCAGTTTATCAGCGATCCATCTTTAGCTGGAAATCCAGGGGCAAGATCAATGCAACCTTTATTGATTGCACATATAGCAGAGCATATAGCACTTCTTTACAGGCAGCGGATGCAATCAAGTATCAATATGTCCTTACCAGGAATGCCAGATATTCGTGATCCTAAGTTTAAGTTTGAGGATATTGATCCAGCACTTGATATGGCTATTAGTCAGAGAGCGGCTGAAGTCGTTAAGCAGGCACCACAAATGGAAGCTATCAAACCTCTTGTTGCAATGTCTCAACAACAACAACAAAACAATCCTCTACAATATGCACAAGAACTTGCTAAACTAGAGGCAGAGGCGTTGAAAGCTAGAACACAAGTGCAGATACAAGCTGATCAAGCTAAAGCACAACAGAAACTAGCAATCAATGAAGCAGAAGCTAAACAAGATATGCAAATAGAACAAGCCAAGTTACAACAAGAATTACAAGCAAAAGTAGCAAAGCTAGAATTAGAACTACAATTAGAACGAGAAAAAAACGCTATTAAACTACAAAAGGAGCTAAGATAATGCCAATAGTTATAACACCAACAGGACAATTCATTGATTCTGTAACTGGAAACCCAGTTGATCTACCACCACAAAGACCAGACTTGCCAATGCAAAGAATGGCTGGTGCAATGTCTGATAGAGAAAGAGCACTGCTTCCAGTTCGGAAAAGTGGTGAAATAGGTATAGGAGATTCTGGATCAATTTCTGACATGGAAATAGGAACTATGGGAGGTGCAAGAGCTAGAGAAAACATTCCAGCTAACATGGATATGGGTATGAATAGTGAAATGCCAGTGCCTATGACAGTCGTAGATCAAGTAAACGCTTTAATGGCAATGGGTTTAACAGAAGATCAAGCACTTGAGGCAATTGCAATTGAGCAATCTGCAGGAAGAGTTGACCCTCAGAACTTCTCTGGAGGAGCAAAATCTGAAAAGGAAATGGGTGCACTAAGTGGAGTTCCTATGGGTAATCAATCACCTATGGCGATGCCAACACCTAGACCAGAAGATTTAATGATGAGACAAATGGAAGATGGTAGAGATAGGACATTTAATCCTAGAGATGCAATCAATTCTTATAACGCTCCTAATACATAAGAGGTAACTATGGCTGAAAGACTTGGAGCACTAGGAAACCTAAATAGAGATGAGTTTGATAAGTTATCTTTAGGTGTGCAAGGTCAAAATAATGCAACAGATATATTTGGCTATAGCCTAACACCATCCGCCACACTTACTGCTGGACTTGGTCTTGTTAGTGGTTTAGGAACGCCTATGCAAGTTGGCTCTATGATAGGAAATTATCAAGCTGAAGAAGCCGCAAATAAATTATTAGGCAATCCAACAAACTATATGAACAATATAAAACAACCAGGAAACCCAAACTCTGCAGTGCAAACAGTAAGAGGCATGATTTCTGATACTAATAAAGATGGTGTAATAAGTAATTATGAGATGAACCAATTTGGTCAAAGCATACCTGGCTTGGATTTAGCTTCTATGTATATTGGTGGCAATCCAAATAAAATGGTAAAAGGTGCTGGGAGCAAATTGATGCCATCTGATGCAAAGGCAAACCCTTACAGAAGTCGTTCCTTTCAAAAACAAAGGGAGAAAGGTTTATACTCTGATGACACAGTTTCTCAAAATCAACTAAGTGAAAATATGAAATCTACTCAAGATTATGCCGCTGATGCGATAAACCAAACTAACGTAACAAATATGAAGGGATACGATCCTAATTTTGCCAAAGCAGTTACTAGAGAAAATCAAGAGGCATCTGGAACTAGTGGTGATGGAACTTATATTTGTACTGCACTCTATGAAATGGGTGAAATGAAAAAATATATCTACAAATATGATCAAGTTTATGGCAAGAGAGTTGACCCTAACGTATATCGTGGATATTGTTTATGGGGTAAGTATGTAGCTACAAAACTAAGATATAAAGGCTTTACATATAAAATAGTTAAACCTTTGGCACTAGCTTGGGCAAAACAAATGGCTTTTGACTTATCGAAAGGTAGATATGGCAAGAACAACAAAGTTGTAAAGGTTGTAAGTAAAATAGGCGAAGGTATATGTTATGTACTTGGTCTTGTTGCAAATATTAAAATTAAAAAAGGAGTAAGATATGGCTGATATTAATGTAGAGAACATGGAAGAGAACGCTGAACTCTTTATGGCTAAGATGGGTTTTGCACATAACGAAGAAGGTCTAGAGCTTTCAGATGATCAGTTAGTTAACTTTCTATTACTATGTTATCAAGGTATGGTTCTTCCAGATGAAGAAGAAGAGATAGAAGAAGAGCATATGGATGGTGACGTTAAGGTCAAGGTTATGAAGGTAGATAGTGGCGATATGCAGAGTGTCATGGATCAGATACTTGGTCATGGCTCACCAAAGATAGGAATGTAATCATGCCTGGAAAATATTCACCAAAACAAATGAAGATTGCTAAAATAGCAAAGCCTAAAAACAAGTTGACTGGTGCTGATTTTAAAAAGTTAGCTAAAAACAAAAAGAAGTCTAAAACAAAGAAGGCTTAGATGGCAACTCCTATTGGCACATTAGTTAAAAGTGGTCTACGTTATATAACAGACGATCTTGGAGCTTTAAATAAGCTCAAGAAAGATTACTATGAGAATGTACCTATAGGATCAAAACTTTCTAGTTCTAACAAAGTTTTAGATACAGACTTTGGTAGATACAAAGTGCCTATGTTAGGAGTGCCCATTGAAGAAATGGGTGCTACTCATATGATTGACAAAAAAATAATCACACCACCTTTAATAAATTTTTTAAAGTTATTTAAAGAAAAAGCAAAATTAGTTAACCTACCAAGTGATAGATCATTAGGCACAAGTAGTTTATTAGAAGTTAACGAAATACCTTTGACTATACCTACTAATCAACAAGGTGGCTTTGAGTTTATGCTAAATAAAGATAATGTAGGTGCAAATAGGATATGGGCATCTAATCCAAATGTAATGGAAACAATAAGAAAATATGCAGAACAAGCTAGTGGTCAAGTAAAAAACCCAAAGACAGGTGAGATTTTAGAACCAGGTGTAGACGTTTA